AGCGTCTTGCTGACTGGGCAGATATCATCCGCAAGACTTTCTACGACGGTGGTATTGAAGAAATCATCAGCACTCGTCGCTTAGTTCATATTGTCAAGGCGTACAGCATCTTCGGTGACAAGGCAAAAGCAATTCAAGTTTGTGTCAATCGATTTGATGATGATACCAAGCAAGCATTCTTGGAACTCTACGATAAAGTTGATGCAGATTTCCAGATGCCAGTTGACAAGGATGCAGTTTCTTGATACAATGAATAGTGCTTGGAGTTTTCTTTACGACGAAATGTACGGACCTGATGATGAAAAAAACTATGTGGAATGGAAAAAAAATCAAGAAGGTAAGGACTCTGATTATGAACTGACTGCAGACGGTTTCGTTTGGCCAAAAGTGAATGATCTTCCACCCACATATATTGATGAACTTTATTCAAACAAAAAAATGGTAGAACATTCCAAGTATTATTACGACTATGATCGTAATGACCCAAATCGAAAGGCACCTGATGGTATCGTTGGGTCTGGAGGAACTGATTTTATTTCCTCTAATATTGCACTAGCGGATGGTTACAGCGTCAGTGATGCAACTGAAGAAGATTTTAATGACTTTTGGCATGGATCTAATCCAACAGAATATGAGATGGACTACACAAAACTAGAAGGTTACGACCTACAGATTGATGTCCCGGATCTTCCAGCGACTCCGGACAATAATAATGGTCGCTGGAAATATCATGAGGATGTTATTCTCAAGGATATTCACGAATATGTGAGCGGCACCTACCGTAGTCACTACACAGGAAAAACAAACGGATTTGCAGATATTCAGACAATTGATTTGATGGCAGCGAAAGGACTTGCTTCTGGATTTTGCCAATCAAATATTATAAAGTATGGAACACGGTATGGTGACAAAGATGGCAATAATAAAAAGGATTTACTAAAAGTTATTCATTATGCTATGCTGCTCTTGCATTTTGATGATCACTACAAACCAACCAACTCTGACTTTCCTTATTGATAATGAAAATTCTTAATCACATGAAACTTTCTGACAAGACCATTTCACTTCTCAAAAACTTTTCTTCTATTAATCAGTCTATTCTCTTTAAGGAGGGTAATAAACTTCGCACCATTAGTGTGATGAAGAATATTCTTGCTGAAGCAACAGTATCTGAAGACTTTAGTAAAGACTTTGGTGTTTATGATCTGAATCAATTCCTGAATGGTTTGAGTCTCTATAACAATCCAGAACTTGACTTTAGAAATGATGGATATGTTGTAATCAAAGAAGGTAAGTCTCGTTCTAAGTATTTCTTTGCTGACCCCAATGTCATTGTGTCTCCTCCGGACAAAGACATCTCCCTCCCCAGCGAAGATGTATGTTTTGAGGTAAGCACAGATCAATTGGATAAACTGCTCAAAGCATCGTCCATCTATCAATCTCCAGATCTTTCTGCTATTGGAGAGAACGGAGTCATTAAACTTGTTGTTCGCGACAAAAAGAATGACACATCAAATGATTACTCTGTAATTGTTGGTGAAACGGATTCAGAATTTTGTTTCAACTTTAAGGTTGAGAATATCAAGATTCTTCCTGGAACATATGAAGTAGTTGTGTCACAAAAACTTTTGTCTCGGTTTACTGCAAAGAATAGTGATCTAACTTATTATATTGCTATGGAACCTGACTCTACTTTTGGATGAATAAGACATTAATTTATATGCGCGTACTGGGCAGTTTCTTAGTTGTCTCTGCCTATTTTATTGTTCTGTGGGTTGATGTTGCTGCCGGAGCAGCAACTCACTTAGTTGCAAATGCTGTAACTATTCCATTTTTTGTTAAGATCAAAGGATGGGATGTTGTAATCATGCTATCGTTTTTATCTTGTATTGACATCAGCAAATTATTATCATTAGTACAATGGAACCAGATCTTTATGTTCAGTTCTTAGAGAATTGGATACCTGGAATTGGTGAAAGCACCGAACTTCATGATCAACTGCATATGCACTTTGATTTGGGTTTTAGTGTTAATGACGAAGCAAGATTGCTTGGTTTTCAATTGGGTCACCATCCCGCAGGACACTTCTTTCATGTAATTGTGTTTACCATAATGAGTTTGACGATATATCCTAAAAACTATCGTAACACCTGGAAAGACATACAAGATTTTTATGATGCCTACTTATTAGGTAAACGATGGCAATCTGTATCCTATTGGTTTATACCCAAAGAAATATTATGAAAGAAATTCTTATTTTTCTTCTGAGTTTCTCAGACATCCTTTTTCTCCCACTTTTATTTGGATTCCTCTTATCAATCGTTCTTGAGATTGCTACGAAGAAACCAGAGTTTGTAGCCTTTCGCAGATTTATGTGGAGGCAAAATTTAATATTTAATTTCTTTTGGTTTGTGTGTTGGATCACTCTTGCTGTGGTATACTCAAGAGAGACAGGATCGCCAGATTCATTCAGTGATCCATCAATCCTTTGGAGAGATTCGTGAACATCTTTGTCACCGACCCCTGCCCCATCAAGTCTGCTATGGTTCTGCCCGACAAGCACATCGTTAAGATGCCCCTAGAGACCTGTCAGATGCTCTCTATCGTCGCCTCTGAGAAGTGGGGACATGGATATGGTAAACTGCCTAAAGTTGATGGAACGCCGTATGCGACCGATAAGGGAGCATTTCGCAATCATCCATGTACTGTATGGTCAGGTGCATTTGTTCATAACTGGCGTTGGTTAATTCGTCATGGACTTGCACTCTGTGAAGAGTATTCCAACCGCTATGGGAAGATTCATTCTTGTTTGCATACTCTTGCATATGCAAATCAAATCTTTCCCTACGCTGATCCTGCTGGTCGTTCTGGCAAAGGACCACAACCATTTGTCCGTGCAATGCCAGAAGAGTTTAAGTTTGATGATAGTGTAGATACATTCACTGCTTACAAGATGTATATTTCATCCAAGCCGTGGGTTAAAAATAATTATCTTCGTATTCCGAGTCGTAAACCTGATTGGATTTGATTATGAGTTTCGTTCAATACAAAAAACATCGTGTCTTCCGAGAAACTGAAGACGTAACCTTCTATGATATTTCAGTAGAAGATTCTAATGCATCTGATTTGGTGGTGCACAGTGGACCAGCAGTTTCTCCTCCAAATGATATTGTAGGAGCAAAACAGTTTTATATTCATTATCATCAGATTGATCACAATCGGGTTCTATCTGGTGCTCGTACATTTGAGCTTGTAAATGTTGATTGGAAGTTTCCATATCACATTGTTCATCTAAATCGTCAGAGTGGTGCATTGATTATTCCTGCTAGAACTTATCATAGAAGTATTTCTGGAGAAGGTGGATCAATCGTTATCAACCAAGCAATTCGTGATGATGAGTTTGATCCTGAGAAAGAATTTGTTCCAGTATCCTCTGGACAAAACACTGAACTTTATAATATACTGGCCCATGAAAAGCCAGTAATCCACAACATTGGTGAGTAACTAAATTATGAGTCGTGATGAGTTTCTTTGGGTTGAGAAATATCGTCCCAAAACAATTGAAGATTGTATTCTCCCTGACAATATCAAAAAAACATTTCAGGGATTCTTGAGTAAAGGAGAAGTGCCAAATCTCCTTCTTGCCGGACCTGCTGGGTGTGGCAAAACTACTGTAGCAAAGGCATTATGTAATGAATTAGGAGTAGATTATTATGTCATCAATGGATCGGATGAGGGACGCTTCCTTGATACGGTCAGAAATACTGCAAAGAATTTCGCTTCGACCGTATCACTTTCGTCAACTGCTAGACACAAAGTCATCATCATCGATGAGGCTGATAACACAACAAACGACGTACAACTCTTACTTAGGGCGTTTACAGAGGAGTTTTCTGGCAACTGCAGATTTATCCTCACCTGTAATTTCAAAAATAAAATCATTGAACCCCTTCACAGCCGATGTGCCTGCATCGACTTCTCAACCAACTCAAAAGACCGACCAAAACTTGCCTCACAATTCTTCAACCGTCTCGGGGTTATACTTGAGACAGAGAGCATTGAAGCAGATCCAAAAGTTTTGGCCGAACTCATCAACAAACACTTCCCAGACTGGAGAAGAGTCCTCAACGAATGTCAACGATACTCCTCCTCAGGACAAATAGATGCTGGTATTATTGCAACTTTTAGTGATGTAAAAGTAAATGACTTGGTTAAAAAACTTAAGGACAAAGATTTTCCCGAGGTCCGTAAATGGGTTGTCAATAACCTGGATAATGATACTTCTGTTTTATTGCGTCGTATTTACGATGCTTGTTATGATTCCTTGGTTCCGAATACTATCCCTTCTGCTGTTCTTATACTTGCTAAGTATCAATATCAGATGGCGTTCGTGGCGGATCAAGAAATAAATATGCTTGCTTGTCTTACTGAAATTATGTGTGAGTGTGAATTCAAATGAGAAAAGAATGTTTAATGTTACTGAACTGTGAAAACTTGGAGACTCTAAAATGAACAAAGATGATTTGATGCACCTTAAAATTCAAGCAGCAATGAGAGAACATAATCTCCCAGAGTCTGAGATTAAATATCTTGGTGAAGGAGAAGGAACTCATTGGTATCGTATTGCTGGCAAACATAGTGTTCCGGTAAATATGATTGAAGGGTTTGATCGTGTAGATGATTGACGAAATGAAAAAGAAAATAAACAAACTTATAGATAAATCTCTGAGATTTCATCATCGAGATATTCATGGTGAGTTAAATAGTATGAAGATACGCGCTCAGGTAAAATCTAAGTGGTATTACGTTTTCTGGGGTATCGCAACAATCTCAGTGGTGGCGGGGCAAATTTACGTTGGAAGTGGATATCGACAGATGTCTAACTCTTTTATGAATTATATTGAATCAAAATGAAATCG